TTGCAGCCAGCACCAGAAGTATTTGCGGATGACTAATCCTTGCATTAAATGCGGCACAGACGAGCGCAATAATCGCGGCGGCTGTAAGGCTTGTGCAAAAGAGGCTGTTCGTAGATGGCAAAAGGCTAATCCTGAAAAGGCTGCAGACTACAAGCGCAAATATCGCGAAGCCAATCTAGAAAAGGTTGCAGAAAGTAGCCGAAAATGGGCCGAGGTCAATCGCGAGAGTGAACTAAAGCGCAAACGCGAATATTACGAAGATCATCTTGAGCAATATACTGTTAATGCTCGCAAGTGGCGTAACGCCAACCCAGAAAGACACAGAGAAATTAATCAAAATCGCCGCGCAAAAATTAAGGGTAACGGCGGTAAGTTATCCAAAGACATCGTTCAAAAGCTATTGACCTTGCAAAAAGGCAAATGCGTTTGTTGCGGCGCGAGTTTGGGCAATGACTACCACCTAGACCATATCATACCATTAGCACTCGGCGGGATAAACAACGATTTTAACGTCCAGTTGCTTACGCCTAAGTGCAATATGAGCAAAGGGTCAAAGCATCCAATAGATTATATGAGAAGCAAAGGAAGATTAATATGATTAAAATAGGTCAAATGGCCCCACGGGGCAGGGCTTATCGCGTAAGCTCAGAAAATGCGTTTCCACTTCGCGGGGCAGATGGAAAAACATGGGCAGAGCGTCGAGCAGAGCAAGAAAAGGAATCAAATAAATGAGCCGCCCTATGACATATCCAATGGGAAGAATGGTTGTCGGTGATGTAGAAACGATGCCAGCAACTGAGAAGGGTTGGGCAAAACGTACGTCCAGGAATGTCTCACAATATTCGATACGACACGGCAAATGCTTTCGGTGTCGGACTGTGAATGGCGTGACGTTTATAACTAGATTGGGATAGGCAAATGACCGATGATAAAGACAGCGCAGTGACGCAAGCGGATAGATATGCAATGGAAAGTATTCTTTGGGTGAATACAATTATTGATGACCAAGAGGCTATTGCACAAGCGTTCGCCCATCACCGCCAGTATGGTTATGACCAAGGCTATTACGATGGCTGCACCCGCGCATCACTAGCCACCCGTGGGCTGGAGATAAGGAGTAAGAACGATGACTGATGAACAGATAACACACGCAGCTCGCTCCATTTGCGCTTACCAAGGTGCAAAGCAGGATAACGACGATTACGAAAACTACGTGTCTGGAAAATGGGATCATACAATCTGGATGCGCTTGGTCGAGCAAGGTATCCGCAAAGGCATGGAGCAAATTAAATGATGATTGATATAGATGTATCGCAGCTAGACGGAATTGTCCGCGCATGGCTGAAAGACACGTTGGAAACAGTAGAGGGGAACCTTAGCCAAAACTACGTTCATCCAGATGATGTCAAGCAATACAAAAAAGATATAAAGGCGCTAAAGCAAGTTTTAGATTATGTCGGTGAAGTGTTACGGTAGCACGGCGGTCTCCAAAACCGCAAGCGGGGGTTCGACTCCCCCCACCTTCGCCAGAGATAAGTTCACTTTTCTAACAACAATATCCCGCAAACTGGCTTATGGCTTTGGTTTGCGGGATATGCACTTCAAACAAAATTAGGCTACCTCTAGCATTTCAGTGGTAATCATCACCCGACCTACGGCTCCGTACTTTTTATGGTACGTTATCGCCCAGGCTGCTCGATCAGCAATCCACCCACCACGCGCAGCATAAGCGTCCCTAGCAGCTAGTGTTGGATGTTGAACCACCGTCACACCGTTATATTCCTTTTCATCGCGGTGGTGCCGGTGGCCGCAATGAATTTCCCTGCGGTGTGTTCTGCCCCAAATCGCCGCATATTGTGCGGCGAATAGCAGTGGCAGGGCTTCGTTCTTGACCTTGTGGCCGTGGTGGATGCCTAGCATGGTATTGCCCCATTCAAAGACATAGAACGGTAGGACGCTATCGTTGACAGTGACGCGAGGTTCTTCTTCGTAATGCACCGCAAACAGGTCGGCCAGCCAGCCAGCGCTTTCTTCGTCGTGATTGCCTTCAGCTATAATCAAATACACCTCTTGATGGCGCTGCAAACATATTGCCATCAGTGAACGGATAATCCGTATCGCTGCTCTGCGTATTTTAGGGAATCGGCTGTCAGCATCAAGAACGTGTTTTGAAGCTGGTGTCACAGGTGTCTTGCCATCAGTATGCAGGAAGTCACCTTGGATGTTGAGCACTGCTGTGTGTGCGTTAGGGCTTTGATTGACCATTTGTATCAGCGCAGCAATGATAGTGCGCTCTGCTTTAGATACATCCCAGTCAGCTCCACCCTCTTGATGCCATGCCAGCATCCCTAGATGGTAATCGGTAAACGTATAAAGATTGCACAGATGCTCCTCAGAAGCCTCTGGAGCAATGATAACGCTTGCTGGGTCTATCTGATCCTTAAAGCCATCGACTGTCTCACGCATTGCGTCTATGAGCGCCTCATGCGTAAGTGATGCCTTTACCCATTGCCCAGATGGTTTGCCTTCAGAATTATAGTAGGTCGATACGCCTTTTGTGATGTAGCCGTTTGGCACGGGTCGGGTGAAGTCATTTTCAGGTGCATAGCCCTGCAACGCCGCCTTTTTCTTAACAGCAATATAGACGTCACTTGCTGCGCCTTTATTAATACCCAATGCAAGAGAGGCAGGTTTGGCACCGCCATGCAAGTTAATTGCTTCAAGAATTTCGCGTTGGCGGGGCGTTGCATATTCAAACAACGCTTCATCTATTTTTAATCGGAGGGCCATTATTTGCCTTTCGGGCAATCAGCCTCGCAGATACAAATAAAGGCGCTATTATGCGCCTCTATTTCTCTGACAGTTTCTGATGTGTCTTGCGTTGCGTCGTAACTTATAGGCTTCGCAATAGCGCAATAGCTATTTACGGGAACGGTCGAAACGGTCGCGCAACCGTTCGTCGCGCTCAGGATCATGGATGTTAATAGCAGCCGCGCCAAGGTCAATCTGCTCATTGATGGCATCGTTCATTTCCTTAATGGTTTCCTGACGACCCTGCCGCTTCCAACGATGCTCATTCCAAAGTCCCAACACTTTGTTCAGAACACCCAGCAGGGTCATCAGGAACTTCATTATTCAGCGGGCGCTTCAGATAAGAACATGGCAATTACGCCAGCCAGACCAGCAATTGCCGTGGAGACTGTGGCCCATTCTGCGTCCGACAAGCCGAACGCTAATGCAATACCAGCGAAGCCAGCATAGGTGCTAGGCTCTTTTAAACGGTTCACTAAAAAAGATACGATATTCATGTTAATTCCCTTTCGGATAAAACTTCCAAGGCAGTTCCCAATGCGGGCCATCCTTGAACGCACGCCAATCTCCGCCCCATTGCAGCGGAACTTTCTCATCTGCCGCAGCAGCTTTTACGATCTTAGCTAATCTACGGTAAATTGGCCAGTCCCAGGATACTTTGCCATCAATTAGCGGAGCTAGATCGACTGCGTGTCCAGTAAGGTGGCGCGACTTGATCGTCCTCGATGCACCCTCTGCAACCAATTTACGTTGTCGTTCAAGATTGCGGAGACCTTCAAGCACAGTAAAGTCTAGATCAGATATTGCCGCAGCCTGCTTTACAACGCGCACTAAATCAGGGTGGACACCCTCAAGCCGTGAAAGGCTGCGTTGACCAAGAATTATACTCATGGAGTACCTTTGAGTAAGATGCTTAACAATATGCCAATTAGCAGCATAATGATCGTGCCACAAGCCGTGATGCCAATACTCTCTAAACGCTTCATCCTAGCGCAGATGCTTTCGTATCTAAATGCACAGACCTGTTCGTGAGTGTTGAGTTGGGCTTGTGTTTGGTCAATAGTGTTCATCGTGCATCACTCATTTAATGTAATATGGTAATATTAATTGGTTACGCGAAGCATTCTAAAACCTACCCCGCCACTATCAACTGCACTCACAGTAATGCGCTTTAATACGCCATTAACGTAAATTTCAATAGCATCAGTTTGATTTGATGCTTGAAAACGAGTTATGCCATTAACGTCCATATAACGTACATTTGTTGAGCGAATATAGCCATCAGTATCGGTTACATCCCAGTTAACAATAGGGTTGCCAGAATTGAGGCTAAAATAACTAGTTCCGTCAACTTCAAAACGTGGTGTTCTTGAGTAAATTTCATCTGTGTTATAATAGTTCGCCGTTGTGTTACCAAAGATAACAAGGTTAATTGCCATTACGCGAGAGTAATTTTCAATGCCATATGTAGCATGGCTTGTAATTTTACCGCCAGAAATAATTACACGGTCATCTGGAACCGCCGCACCAACATAAACGCCTGATGCTGTGGTGCTTCCGTGGCAATAAAATAGCGGCGAAAAGTAAAAGTCTTCGCCAGCATCAATTTTAATCCCGTAGCTGGATGGAAAATCAACTTCTAGATCATCAAACAAACCAAAGGCGGGGATACTTCCACCTGAAGTGTTGCGAATATGAACGCCGATAGTTGGCTGAACAATAGTAACCGCTTGCGCTTGAAGCGTATTGCAGTTCCCATCCCACATGATGCCAACGGCAACAAAGCTTGACGATAAGTTTACTCCAATGAGGCGCAAAATATCGCTGCGATTTGCTGCGTTTCCAAACCAATGTATACCATACGCGCCGCGAATGTTATTTACCCATGCGTTTGTTACGTCACAAACGTTTGCTTTTTGTACATAGAGGAAATTAAATGGGTTATATACGCGCACATTACTGATAGTTGAGCGATCTGCATTGATAATAGATATGACATATCCGCCGGTCATATTTTGACCTTCGATTTCGCCATCACAAATTGTTACGTTGCGAAGACCGCCAGTAATACTGAATCCATTGGAAGCGCCATTAAAGTCAATTTTGGCACCATTTAGATTTATAATCTGGTTATTGCCTGTGGCGGAAAGAGTTCCCGTTACCTTATAAGTTTTTCCAGAAACAAAGAAAATGCTTTTGCCAGTGTTAAGCGCAAGTTGAATAGCTGCCGTGTCGTTTGCTACACCGTTGCCGACTGCGCCAAAATCTTGAACGCTGACGCTATCGCGCATTTTATCCTGGGCAGAACGAGCTACAGCTCCTGTTCCAGAAGGTGTATATCCTATCCAATCAGATCCATCAGCATCAGCAAGATCAGCAACAGTTCCAACCTGACCCTTAAATCCAGTAAAGGAAATGGAACTTGCTCCCGCAGCAACTGAAGTAGATGTCGGAGAGTTGTAGACAAACAAGCCTTTGCTATCATTAACAGTGATAGAAAAATCAGTTGCGTTTACATAAATCTGCGTAGGAGTTCCATTGCGGTAGATATAACCACTACTTGTTTTCAGCGGCTGGTTTGCTGTGATGGTTAAAGCTTGGTCATAATACGCCTGAATTGGGTTGGTTATAGGATCAAGATTAGCAACACCAATATAGACGTCGCCATTATCCAACGGCAATCCATCACGGTCATAGAATATAGGAAACGGAACTTGTACAGAGATAGCGGCCATTACTTAACCCCTTGCGTATTTGAGTTTATAGCTGAAATTATGTTGCTGCGAAAGGTCATTAATCCAGAAGCCTTTTGACTTCTTTACGCATTCCACGTTGTGCCAAAGATTGGCGAAACCCGTTCAGAATCTTTGCGGCAGGAATTGGTAGCCCTGTTGTTCCATAGGTTCCCAAAGTATCCAGTGCGTTCATCATTGCGCTTGATGTTCCAGATGCGTTAACGCTTCCAGGAGGCGCAGTGATAATGTCCTTGGTTACATCGTTAATCGTGTTGAGCAACTCTGCCGTTTTCTTGTCAAAGATAAGGTCGAGCTTGCCGTTCTTATTCAAGCTAGTGATTATCTTATTAAGCGCAGCGGGTTGAACAACTGTTTGACGAGACTGATCCGTTGTTACTCCACGATATGCTTGATCCCTGATCTTCTCCATAACGGAACCTTGCAGTTCACGCATTGCACGAACACCGCGAGGGCCAGCGCGATCTAGCAAGCCAAGAAGATGCTTTACGCTATCAAGTGGTGTGCCATCTCCAGTTATCTTGTCTGTTACTTTTTCAAGCGCAACAAAGCGATCTGTGCTTCCAGGCTTATTGGCAAAGACTTTTTGAACAAGATCAATGTCTTCAAAATCTCTGGCATACTTAGTGCGAGATGCACGCGCTTGCTTATAAACATCGCCGCCAGCGTCCTTCGTTGCGTTATCAATAATAATCCGCATATCACGACCAAAGCTGGCATCTGGCGTCCCTGGGCTTGCAACCTTGTTTATGAGCTTACGAATGTCTTCCATTTGATTCAGGGCCATCATCCCTGTTTTATTTGGATCGTTAGCTAATATCTGCTCCTCAACAGTCTTTAGAACTGGAGCTAATTTTTCGCGGGTGGTTGGCGTTTGCTGTGAAATAAAGTCGTTTAATTCTTGATAGCTGACAGGCTCACGCATCTCACCAGCTTTTTCAGCACGCCTATAAAGCGCATTCGTTCTAGTGCGCTCACGTTTTGCAAGAGTTCCAAGTGCGTCAGAAATAACACCTCCCTGCTCATATGGATTGTTCCATACTTCAGAACCAGTGCCTTCAATAAACCGCTCAAAGTTCTGACGCAGTTCGTCTTGCTGTTGTGCCATTCGATCACGAATAGGGCCACCAACTTCATTGTTCTTGGCAAGTTCGCGTGCGCGTTGTTGCTCGACAAAATCCCGTGTCCGTTGGAATCGTGCAAGTTCAATAGGCACTGGAAGTTCAGCCGCACGTTGAGCGCGTATTGTTTGTTCGCTGGTGGACATAGCACCGCCACCAGCCCTTGATGCAGGAGCAATTCCAGGGGCAGGAGTTACAATGGTAGGCCCAGCGGAAGGCGTAGCGCCTGTTACTGGTGCTTCAGGGGCCATTGTAGTAGCTGATGGCATTGTCATGCCAGCAGGGGCTTCAGGAGCAGCACCTAATGGCACTTCAGGCTGTCCACGCAGTTGCCTAAGTTTAGACGTTACTGATGGAAGTGCAGCAGATACGACATCTCCAATAATTTTCTCTGCTGGGCCAGCCGCTGTAGCCATAAGAATAGGCTGGGCGTTAAACTCTCCGCCAGCCGCAAACTCAGTGCCCTCTATGCCAGCTTGAGTAGCGCCTGATTTAACGGCTGCACCAGTAAAAGTTGCTGCTCGTCCAGCAGGGGTAAACGCAAGAATACCACCAACGGCACGAGGAACATCGCTGAAGCGGAAACCAGGCTTAATTCCGTAATCTTTACCGTCTTGCGACCGAAGAATGTAATTGCCCTTTTCGTCCTGACGCACTTCAACGCCAGGATAGTTAGCTTGAATAATCTTTACGGATTCTTCTGGGCTTGTGAACATTGTACCGATACCAGTACGTGCGCCAGCAACGGACAGTTCGTTAAGCTCCGGCATGGTTGTCCAGTCAGCAGTAGCCTCAATCTCAGGCGTACTGCGCTCAGAACCAGTTGCAGATTCAACTATCCCTTCAATCAAGCCCATGTCCTTAGTAACATCTTGCATTGGGGCGAGGTATGGCTGGAACTGTAATTGACGATTAGTGTCTGCTGTTAAAGCTGCGATGCTTTCGGGCGTTAACGGTGAACCGACGTTAGCCATCGAAATGGCGCTTAGTTCTTCAATAGTTTTTCCGCTTTGCCAAGCTGCTTGCAAATCTCTTGCGTTCTTTAAATCTATTTCGGCAACAACTCGATCCCCAGGAAGTGCTGCCGTCAAACCAGCCACAGGAGCTGCTCTTTCACCAACTGGCGCTGCACCCATTTCAGATAGTTGGCGCTTATAATAATCTTCAGCGCGCTGCACACCTGTTAGGAATTGATCGAGACTTTGGTTGGGGTCAAGGTTTGCAATAGACGCAGCCAATCGCGCTGCCTCAGTTTCGGTATTAGCTAACGAAGCCATACCTTGCGGATTCAACTGTGCAAGATAAGCCATCTGGTCTTGAATTAGATTGCTACTTACCAGAGATAGCGCACCCTCTAAATCCGCTCTGTTCTGACCAAGCACTGCGCCAATAACTGGAGTTTGGCGGACTCTGCCAGCGGTCTCACCAACTGAAAGCGATTGCTCTGCAAGTTTACGAACATTCTTCAGTGCATCTAATGCTGAATTAATCTGAAATGCGCGATTGGGATTTTCAGCAGCAAGCTTTGGTGTTGGTTGTCCACCAACATCCTTAAACTCTCCTGTTACTGCGTTCACCTGATAAACGCGATTAGGATCAAGCCCAGCAGCAGCCTTTTGCTCTGGCGTAGCTATGGAAAATGTTTCCGTAGGCTTTTCTGGCTTTTCAGGCTTTTCAGGAGCAGGGGGCACATAGACGCCACCATCTACTTGCTGCGCCTTGCTGGGCTTTGCAACAATGGCAGAACCTTCCCACCAATTTTCTTGAGTAGCCATCTTAATTTCCAATCACAACGTGCCAGTGTGGGCCAGTAGCATTTTTAGACGGGTTCTTCACCTCGTCACGAGCTTCGATAATTTTATAACCAGCATTCTTAATGGCGGAAATATATTCCTTAAACGTCACCCCAGGTATTGGCGCAATATCAACTGCTCCCTTAGTGCGAGCGTGATAAGATCTTGGGTTGGCTTTAGACAACGGATCATTTGGCCCACGATAGCCAGATGTTATCCTTGCATTAGGGAATAGCTCACCAATCACTTTGCTACCATCAGCGAAAGTTACCAGACTGCGTTGTGCTAGTCTGACCTCCTGGCTTTTCACGAGTTACACCATTTGGATCAATAAAGATTGAACCAGGAGGCAACTTATCAAATTCTTCTTTAGTAGTTGGTTGGCGCGGTGGCCCCTTCTGCAAATTGCTAGGCAATGGTTGTCCACCTAAGATTGCCGTTAGACCTTCTTCGCTACCGCTATAAAATCCACCGCCTGGAAGTGTTGTGGTGATCTTGGTGCGTTCTCTTTTTAGAGCGTCTTTAAATTCGGGAGTGCCTGGAACAAATCCCTCTGCAACAAGTTCTTTAATCGTAGATGTGTCCAGCTTAACTGCACTCTCTGCAATCAATTTATACCCTTCAGGGTCGATAGCATTATACAACGAACGGGCTGCGAAGTTGTCATCCATACTAGAATTGAGCGCCATTTTTGCGGCAGCATCAAACTTTTCTGCGATGTCTGTGCGGTTAGAGTTTCTTGCAGCTTCAGCACCTCTTGTATAAATGCTTGCAACTTCCTCTGGCGTTTTACCACTATCCTTTGCGATAATAGCATCGTTCAAAGTGCTTCCATATGTGCGCCGATCATTGCTTGCTAGGCTTTTTGAGAACCTATCAAGGTCTGCGCCATACAGCGGATATTTAGCATATAGGGCCGACAGCTTTTCAGGCGTTGGATTTTTAGCAACCTCTTGCGCTTCTAACGAGAAGTTTCTTGTCTCGTTAGCTTTTGCCTGATCCGCTGCCGCAGCAGCCCTTGCAGCATCAACCTTTTGCTGATTTTGATATGACTGAACACCCGCCAGAAATAATTCTGTGGTTGACGGTGTACCAAGTGAATAATCGTAAGGTTGTACCATTTTCAGAAGCCCATAGATTTGGAGGCAGACATACCGCCAAGTGTTGACAATAGATTGAACGGCCCGCTTACGGCCTTGCCAACCCCTAATGCGCTTCCAGCCCTTGCAGCGCCAGCTTGCCCTAATAGATCCGCAATGCTTGTAGCCGACTGCATACCAGCAGTTCCAACACCAGCAGCCGATTGCTGACCTAGCGTAGTCATTCCACCAAGTTTACCATATTGTTGCTCAAGAAACTGATTAAGTAATGCGGGGCTAAACTGCGCTAATGCGCCTTGAACATTGCCGCCGCGAAGTCCGCCAGTTGCTGATGCGTTTTGAAGAATAGATGTTTCACCCTGCTGGCGCAAAGCTTGAAAGATTGGGCTTTGCTCTTGCTGCGATACATAAGCCTGTTGCGCTTCTGGGCCTCTAAGCCCTAGAGCGCCCATCTGAGCTTCTAAAGCAGGGCCACCGGCAGCAACGTAAGGAGCAAGCAAAGTTCGCATTTCTTCGCGTGCTGCCCGTTGCTCTGCTGCGCCAGCGTCTGCGGCTCTGGCTTGTATCTTACCAGCCTTGCTTGCTGACATTGCACCAATACCCGCACTACCTAATGCGCCTACGCCAAGAGCGATTGCTGCCGCTGTTCCAATAGCCATCTTACACTAGCCTTTTAATAAATGAGTTTTCGCTCGGTTTGTATCCATTGCGGATATAAAGGTTTGCCATTCTTTTGCCATTCAGCGCACTAATTGACTTCATTTGGATTGAAAGAGCGCCGCGATCCTTTGCTTCTTCTTCCATTCTCTTTTTCAATTTCATGCCAATGCCTGGATAGTTGGATTCAGAATCAGCCCACCAGAACAATTCTTCACAAGAGATATGCGAGTGATTAAAATACACTGGGCTTAGAACCAGCGATCCAAACGAAACGAATCTGCCCCCAACGTCAGCCACCATGCAAATGAAATTAGGCTGACCAATAAAGCCCTCTAGTGATAGTATGCAATCGTCTATGTCATACTCTAAAATGTCATCCCCAAATGCTTCTTCGTGAAATATTGCGCCAAGAATTGCAATTTGCTCCGCATCCTCAAAGGTTGCATGACGGATCATAGGCAAAGAGACTCTGCTTTGATAAGCTAATTCTGTATTGGAATTTGCGTTATTGTCCGTCATTTCAATCTCTCAAAATGGTAAGCCACAGGATGCTCTATAACGCTCTGTGGCAAAACCATATCACAATCAATCTTCAAATTCAAACTCTCGTTTATTGCGACACTAACCTTCCAGATGCGCGAATGTTGATTGCAGAAGCTGTTCCAGCAATTGTAGAAATAAACCCACCGATAGGTACTACATGACCTACTAGTTCAGGAAAGGTATAAGTCTCGCTAGGTAAAAGCGCCCTGCTCTTAACAATCAAGTTGTCGTTACCCGCAGTACCTGCAAGCGTCACAAGATTAACGCTAATAGTCGCAGTAACGCCGCTGTAATTAGTTGCAGTAAACTTGTCTATAATTGTCTGTACGTTAGTTGATGTGTACTGTGTTGTTTGTGATGCTTCCGCTGTTTTAGCGGGGATGATGTTACTAATAGATACTGCCATATCTGGTTCCTTATACCGACGTAATAGTTTCCCATGCCGCGCCAGAATAAATACAGGCTTTGGCAAGTGTGGTATCAAATACCATAAGACCAGCCGCAGGGCTAGATATGGCGTTCTTTTGCGTTGTAGTCATATTAGGTAGGCGAAAACCTTTAGTAGTCGATTGAACATCTAGAATTGCCGAAGCGTTTGGAGATGTGGTTCCAATTCCAACGTTGCCGCTACTATCGACACGCATACGTTCTATATTATTTGTATGCGAAACAACAGAGCTCGCGCCATTAGCAAATAGCAGTAAATCGTTCGATGACTGAACGGAGCCAGCAATTCCATCATGGTTGACGTCTACAGTCGCAGAGCCCGTGCGTGAGCGTATAAGCCCCGTTACGTCAAGTTTTGCGCCAGCAGGCGTGTTCCCAATCCCAACGTCACCGATACTGGTAATCCGCATACGTTCTAAACTATTGGTATGCAATTTGAGAGAGCTTGCGCCGTTAGCGTAGAGCAGCAAATCGTTAGATGACTGAACAGAACCGTTAACGCCATCGTGATTGACATCTATTGTTGCTGCACTTGTGCGTGAACGTATGAGTCCCGATACATCAAGTTTTGCACCAGAGGGTGTGTTATTAATTCCAACATCGCCGTTACTGGCTATACGAATGCGTTCAGCGCCGTTGGTGCTAAAGGCAACCGTGTCCGAAGCGGGAGACCACATCCCAGAGTTAAGATCTCCAGTAAAGGTGTAAGATGGCGTAGCAACCAAACCAAGACCGTTGGCAATGCTAGTGGCGCTGGCTCCGCCGAGAATAGGTGTAACAAGGGTCGGGCTGTTTGACAGTACGACAGAAACAGTGCCTGTTGAGGTAGTGACGCCTGTGCCGCCGTTGGCAACATTTAGAGTACCCGCGAGCGTAACGGCCCCTGTAGTGGCGGTGGATGGCGTAAAGCCTGTAGTGCCTGCACTGAACGAAGCAACGCCACTACCCGACGAAACCGTAGTCCAGGTCGGTGCGGCACTTGCCCCGCTAGATGTCAGTACTTGTCCAGAACTGCCGTAGTTTGCGCCGCTAATTCCAACTTGACCAGCAGAGCCAATGCGAAACTGTTCTACGCTGTTGGTATGCAACCTGATAGAGTTTGCGCCGTTAGCGTAAAGTAATAAATCGTTTGATGATTGAACGGAGCCATTAATACCATCGTGGTTGACATCTAGCGTTGCAGCGCCTGTTCGTGATCGAATCAGGCCAGAAACATCAAGTTTCGCTCCTGAAGGCGTGTTTCCAATCCCAACATCGCCAATACTGCTAATTCTCATTCGTTCTATATTATTCGTATGTGAAATAAGAGAGTTTGCGCCATTGGCGTAAAGCAGTAACTCGTTAGATGACTGAATAGAACCTTTAACGCCATCGTGGTTAACGTCTAGCGTTGCAGCGCCTGTTCGTGAGCGTATAAGCCCTGTTACGTCTAACTTTGCGCCAGAGGGTGTATTGCCAATTCCAACATCGCCAATACTGGTAATTCTCATTCGTTCTATATTATTGGTATGCGAAATAAGAGAGTTCGCGCCATTAGCGTATAGTAATAAATTGTTAGATGACTGAACAGAACCAGCAATTCCGTCATGGTTAACATCTAATGTAGCAGCCCCTGTTCGTGAGCGTATAAGTCCCGCTACATCTAACTTTGCACCCGAAGGTATAGTACCAATCCCTAAATCATTGGTTGTATTATTCCAAAACAGGTTTGCATTGTCCTGCGTATACACACCTGAAGCGCCAGCAAAAACAATTGAGCCTTCGGTAAACTGGGTAGAAGTACCTGTGCCACCTTCATTTGGTGGAGCAACGCCATTGCGCAGAGCAGGACTAAGCGCCAGCGCCTGAATGTCGGCTTGTACAACAGCAAGTTGACTTACGTTTGCTGGGATTGGCTCTTTGTTAAGCGTATCAGATAATTCAATAATCTGCGCCAGTGCATCGTTAGCACTTTCCCCAGCATTACCAGCAGATAAATTTATGTCATCAATCAAAATTACATTGGCGTTGGTATTAGCAAACAGCTTTTCAAATTGCTTAATTTGCTCAAAGTCTTGCAAGAATGCAGCAAATTGATCTCGTGTCAGAGATAACTTTTCGTATGCCATTAGAACGCTAACGGCTCAATTGCCGCCTCTAGCCTTGCAAATGACATATGGGCCTCTGATGTGCCCTGGAATCGCTGTATTCGCCAGTTCCGCATCCATCCCTGCTGAAACCACACTAGGCGCTTGGCACGCTGCCCTGTCTTTCCAGCCTTAATAAACTTCTTCTGACTCCATGTTTCCCCATCAGTTGAATAACTGGTATTGATCGTTGGATCAGATCCATAAGCAACAGCACCAGTTAATCCAACAAGCTCAAGCTGCTGTATGATAGCACCACGGCCTTCGTTATAAACTATGGTTGTTCCAAACTCCCATCGCACAGTGTTGCCATACTGCGTCGATATATCTTTAACCAAATAACCAACGTTGGTAGTAGTAGGGTCTCCACATAGCCATTTGTCATAGCACCAGACAAAGTTTTGGGCACGATACTTGGAGAAGTCAACAATGCTGCTGGTTAGAGTAAACCAAACTGGTTGCCCCAATTCACTTGAAGCAGCCGCATCATATACCAGTGAGCGATCTGGTAAATGAACATATAAATGCTGTTGCGCTCTGTCGTTACGCGCTTCCATATTCACCAGCGCAAGTTCTGCCTCAGTGTAGTTCAGCAGAATCGTGTCAATCTCTTGCGTGCTGATCTTATTGGCATTGGCATTTACGCCAAGGTAAACGCCTGGGGCTTCATTTGATCCGCTTCCAAGGAACGCGCATGTCTCTAGATAGATGCAGCAAGCGTGTGTGCCTGTAGAGCCCTTTTCAATCTGAGCGCCCTCAATACGTCGGAATGGGAATAAATCCCCGCCCACGTTGTCAAAGACTTCAATGGTGTTTCTGTTGAGCGCATAAATTTCGTTGCGTAGCTTGAGCAATCCTGTGATCGGATCAGGGTCGGCTTCCGCAGATCCATACTTTAATGGGTTAACTGCAAATGGATTGGTCAGTTCTGTAACTACAAGAAACTCACCATCAGTGGTCATAAAATAACCATCAACCCAAACAACATCTAAGACGACGCCTAAGTCTGGGTCTGTAACTTGTGTGACAGTTGTTCCATCATAATAAAATAAATTGTTGTTTGATGCGATTGCAAGAAGGTCAAAGGAATAATCCATTGTTACATCTAAGCCATTGTTGCCAACATCAGCTATAACAGTGACAGTTCCGTTTGCAGCAACGCTACAGAACTTCGAACCCAATACACGATAGCAAATGCTATTCCAATTTATGCCGCCGCGATCTACGCCAGGGCCACTGCCATTAGAGACAATACCATCAGAAGGACGCAAGAAACCTTGGCTGATTCCATTCGACTTTGGTACGGGCACAAGATTGACGGGATAAGACGTTCTAAAGTCTGGCCC